GCAGAAAAATTCTCAAAATAGCCCTAGCGGTTTGATATACTGGGAGGACTATAACTTTGATAATCAGGACAATACGGCTGGTTACTTAAAGATAAATATATGCACCCGTAGCTCAGCTGGATAGAGCATCTGCCTTCTAAGCAGACGGCCACAGGTTCGAATCCTGTCGGGTGTACTAATTAAATTAAATGTCCGTACTAGTAGACATAGAAGGTTATGAGACTAAAGGGATTAAGATCGACCCTAACGGTACAGAGGGAGAGCATGTTGAGCTCCATGGGCTATTCGTTGTTCTTCCAAAGAAACCGAAGCGATCTGAAATACTCTTCCATGACAAACCAAAGGAGTTGCAGATGTGGCAACGCATTCCTTTGCCCGAAGAACTGCAAAGGGTTCGCAGTATGGATGAGTGGTTCGAGAAGCCTGCCGAGTTTCGAAACAAGTTTCGTTCTTACGTCGAGAAAGAGTTTCAGCGTAGGCGCGACGGTGTGTGGTTTTACAACAATGGGCTCCCTACGTATATTACAGGGAGACACTATATGTTTCTACAATGGTCTAAAATCGATATCGGATACCCATCATACCTTGCTTTCCAAAGAGAAATCTTTCTTCACATGGCTGCTTGCGAAGTTGATCCCCGTTGTTTCGGTCAGCTTTATACTAAGTGTCGTCGTTCTGGCTACACTAATATATGCTCTGCTGTCCTTGTGGACGAGGCTAGTCAAGTTAAAGAAAAGTTGTTGGGCATTCAGTCAAAGACTGGTAAAGACGCGCAAGAAAATATTTTCATGAAAAAGGTGGTTGCGATATTCCGCAGCTATCCTTTCTTCTTCAAGCCTATACAGGACGGTACCACTAACCCGCGTATGGAGCTGGCCTTCCGTGAGCCATCCAAGCGAATCACGAAAAACAATAAGACATCCTACAGGGGTGATGCACTGAATACAGTCATCAACTGGAAGAACACCACGAACAACGCATACGACGGTGAGAAGCTGCACATGCTGTATCTCGATGAGGCGGGCAAGTGGGAGAAGCCTACCGATATCCGTGAGGCATGGCGTATCGAGCGGACGTGTTTGATCGTTGGTAGAAAGGTGGTTGGAAAAGCTATTGTGGGAAGCACCGTGAACCCCATGAACAAGGGTGGCAACGAGTACAAAGGTTTGTGGTATGACTCTGACCCCAACGAAAGAAATAGTAACGGTAGAACCAGGTCGGGCCTGTACAGAATATTTATTCCAGCGTATGATGCGCTCGAAGGATTTTTTGATCAGTACGGAAACCCAGTCATAGAAGATCCAGAGCAAGAGATAGAGGGGATCGATGGGGACTTTATCACCATCGGCAGCAAGACGTACTTGAAAAACGAGCGTAGGTCATTCAAGGATAACCCCTCAGAACTAAACGAGGTAACGAGGCAGTTCCCGTTTACAGAGGATGAGGCATTTAGAGATAGCATCGAGGGCAGCCTATTTAACATTGGAAAGATATATCAACAGATTGAGCACAACGAGGAGCTATTTCCAGATCCTGTAATCAAGGGAAACTTTACATGGAAAGAAAAAGATAAAGAGGTGGTGTTCTCTCCTACACCTAACGGTAGGTTTAGGGTTTGCTGGATGCCAGACCCCTCCGACAGGAATATCATAAAAATCGACAGGGGTAAAAAGATAGCTCCATTTAGTGAGTATGGGTGCGGCGGCGTTGACTCCTATGATTTGGACGCAACAGTAGACGGCAGGGGATCGAAGGGAGCGCTACACATGTACAACAAGTTCAGCCTGAACCGTCCTCCAAACATGTTTGTGGTTGAGTATGCTTCTCGTCCAGACCTTGCCAGTATCTTTTATGAAGATGTTTTGATGTGCGCTTTTTATTATGGCTACCCACTACTTGTAGAGAACAACAAGTACGGCATTGTAAGATACTTTGAGTCAAGGGGTTACGATGGTTACTTAATGGACAGGCCGAAGCACCTATTAAGTAGTTCTTCACATGTCAATGTTAAAACAAAAGGTATACCGTCTAACTCTCAAGATGTTATTCAGTCACATGCTCAGTCCATAGAAAAGTACATCCATGAACACGTAGGTATAGATCATGAAACTGGAGAGGTTGGGAAGATGTATTTCAACAGAACATTAGAAGACTGGATAGGATTCAAGATAGATAAGAGAACTAAGTTTGACTTAACAATTAGTTCTGGCTTAGCGCTTTTGGCTGCTCAAAAACCAAAAGAAAAAGAACGGACTAACTTCCAGGAGAAGGTGTTTTTCAGGAAATATAAGGTCTAGCCTGTATTTGTTATATTTGCAAAATACGCCTATAGTGCTATCAACAAATGAATTACACAAACGACAAGCGTAAAAGCTCCTTTCCCGATCCTCTTGCTGATACAGAGACTAAAAAAAGCAACTCTTACGGGTTGCAGTATGCGAAAGCGATTGAGTCTCAGTGGGGAAAGATGACAAGCGCAACCTCGTTGTATGGCAGAAGAAATGTCATTTTCGAAAGAAGCAGAGATTACGCCAACGGCACGCAGGATACAAACATCTACAAAAAGCTTTTAAGATCGTTGTCCCCCAATGACGGAGATGGTAGCCTTCTTAATCTTGATTACACTCCAGTGCCAATCCTCCCTAAGTTCGTTAGGGTGGTTGCAAATAAAATATTGTCTCGAAATCCGTATCCAAATCTTGAGGCTGTTGACCCGCTTTCTTCTTCAGAAAAGAACAACAAAAAAAGAAGGATAGAAATACAGGTAGAAGCAAAAAAGCAACTTCAACAGCTAAAAGAAAATACAGGTATGGTTATCGGAGAGGATCCAGATAAACTTCCTGATAGTCTTGAAGAGGCTGAAATTCTTTTAGGGACAAACGTAAAAACTGATGCTGAGATCGCAGCTCAGATCGGAACTAACATGACCCTTTCTTGGAACTCATTCAATGATAATGTGTTCCGAAGATGTGTAAACGATTTGGTTGCGTTAGGCATGTCTGTTGTAAAACGAAGCAACGACCCAAACGAAGGAATTAAAACAGAGTATGTAGACCCCTCTACTTTTATTCACAGCTACACGGAGGACCCTGGCTTTAATGACATGATGTACGCTGGTCATGTTAAAACTATCTCCATACAGGAGCTAAAAAGGTTAGCTGGACATGAGCTAGAGGAAGAAGTTTTCGAGAGTATCGCTAAAGCTGCGAGAAACAGAGATGGCAATGACCCTAACGCTTACAGCAGAAAGTCATACAACAAAAGAGCCATGCGTCAAGAATACGGCTATGACGAATACATGGTTGACGTTCTCGACTTTGAGTTCATATCTGTTGATTGCATCCACTTCGAAGAAAAAGAAAACAGGTTTGGTAATATCAACTTCTTCATGAAGGGGTTTGATTACGAAGAAAAGCAGGGCAGCGTGTTTGATAGAACTCCACACAAAATGGAGATCTCCACTGTATATAGCGGGTCTTTCGTCATGGGCGGTTCTGACATCTTGTTTAATTACGGGATGATGAAAAACATCCCAAAAAATATTCATGATCTTTCAAAATGTAGGCTGTCATATTCTGTTGTGGCAACCAACATCAGAAACATGATGCCCAAGTCCATGGTGGACAGCTGTACTGGCTTTGCTGATATGTTGCAGCTTACACACCTGAAGATTCAGCAAGCCATTGCCAAGGCAAAGCCTGATGGTTTGATCATTGATATCGAGGGGCTAGAAAACGTTCAGCTTGGAAAAGGCGGGGAGTTACAACCACTGGACTTGCATGACATCTACGAACAGACTGGTGTTTTCTACTACAGAAGCAAGAATCCAGAAGGTGGATTCCAGAACCCACCCGTAAGAGAGATTGGTAACAGCATCCGAAACATCAACGAATTAATTGGTTTGTATAACCACTATCTCCGAATGATCCGTGACACAACGGGTATCAACGAGATGATGGATGCATCCACTCCAAAAGGCGATACCCTCGTAGGTGTTCAGCAGCAAGCAATCGCAGCTGGCAACAACGCCATCTATGATATTACTAATGCCTCTATGATTCTTTACAAGAAGGTTTGTGAAGACATCGTAAAGTGCATCCAGATCCTCCCTCAAGATTGCGTCTTGTATAGGCATTATGAAAACGCCATAGGAAAAGAAAACATGTCTGTTCTTTCTTCATTTAGTGACTTGCCGATGTACAACTTTGGGGTTCAGGTTGTAAAAGAAATGGAGGATCAGGACAGGGTTTACCTAGAGCAAAACATACAGATGTCTATTCAGCAAAAAGAACTTGACATTGAAGATGCTATTGCTATAAGAAACATGAAGGATGTAAACCAAGCCGAGCGTCTTCTAGTTGTTCGTCGCAAAAAGCGTATGGCTAAAATGCAAGAGATGGCTCTGCAAAATTCTCAGATGCAAGCCCAATCTGCACAACAGGCAGCGCAAGCTGCTTCTCAAGCTAAAATGCAGGAGATGCAGATGGAAGCACAAATTGAGGCGCAGAAGCTTCAATTAAAAACTCAACTTGAAGGACAGCTTGAGCAAGTTAAACATCAGTTTAGAAAAGAGATTGAGTTAATTAAGGCTCAGGCAACGCTTGGCTTTAAAACCGATGAGCAAGAGTTTAAGGAAAAGCTCGAAGTCCTTAAAGAAGACAGAAAAGACGAAAGGGTTAAAAAGCAATCTGCTGAGCAGAGTAAATTAATTTCTCAAAGACAGGGTACACGGGGTGAGTTGCCAGAGGCAGCTGACAGTGTGGACGACATTGTAAACTCATTATTAGGCTAAAATGGCAAACAAGGTAAACTTAGACGTATCAGAAAAGCTTGATATTACTTGCAGAAGAGGTGATACCTTCTCGCTTACCCTGACCTTAAAAGATTCTAGCGGTACAGCTATTCAGCTCGCCACGTTAGGCTACAGCTTTTTGATGGACGTAAAAACAAACCCAGCCCAAAGCAGGGGCAAAGCAGCTCGAAGAGAAGTTGTTGCATCGAGCGTTGGGTCTGAATCTGTTTCAAAAGTTAATAGCGGCCTTGACAAGGGTTTTGAGTTTACAGACATTACTGATAACGGAACTGTAAAGGTTACGGCATCGGCTAGCGTCATGTCTTTGTTTCCTGTCGGCGTGTTTACTTACGACATCCAGCAAAGCGT